CCAGATGTCGTAGTCGGCGTACGCCCCGCCCTGCGGCGGCGCCGCGAACGCATCGATCACTCGCTGGCGGTAGTCACTTTCGGACTCCGCGTCCGCGCCCGTGGTTCCATTGAGGAACGCCACATAAGGCCCCTTCGTGTCGAGTTGCGGTATCGGATTGGCCCACTTCAGGTACTCGTTCAGCACCCGGTTGCCCTGCACGCCAGCGCCGCCATTGCCGTCCGGGTCGGAAGCCGCCAAGACCATCACGCCCTTGAGCGGCCCGTCCAACGTGATCTCCTCTTGTGTGATGTAGATTACACCAGACGACGGATGTACCGCCTGGGTGCCTGCTGGAAGCGCACTACCGTCCGGGTTGAGGACGCCGAAGAACACGGTAAAGCTGGCGTTGGTGGCCCCGACAGGGTCGCCGACACCCACGAGGCGCCCCCATTCCACCAGCGGACGGATGGTCTTTCCGTTGACCACTGTCTCCCGCCAGGAGGCATGAGCGACGAACTGCTGAAGCAGCGACCACCCTGCGTAGCGGTAGGTCAGGACGAAGACGCCCGAGAGCGCTTTGGCTAGGACGCGGGTGAAGCTCTTGGGAAGCAGCGAGAAAGAGCGACCGAGCTCCGTCTCGATCGACGCGATGATGTTGTCCGAGATTGCCTGCGTTGTCGGAGTTGAGAGTGCCACTAGTTGCCCCAGTCCGTCTCGAAGACGAAGTCGAAAGTTTCGGTGTCGACGAGCAGCCGAACGGAGATCGACACCTTGTTCACGCCCGTCAGGGTCGCTGTCGCCTCAATCTTGGAAGCAATCTTCTCGTCCTTGAACCACTGGAGATCGTTGAAGACCGCGTCCTCGAGGCGCACCAGATTGCCGGACGTCGCCGCGAGCGACCGCAGGAGATGCTGCGTTTCGCTCGTCTGCTTGCGCACCTCCGGTTCCCCGTGGTTGCCCCACCACTGCAAGTTGTGCGGCTGCTCTGACGTGCCGTTGTCGTACGTCAGGCCAGGATGGCGCTCGTTGCCGCCGAACAGCGACAGATAGGCCGCCGTCTCGAGCCCGGAGTCGACGACCACATCTGTTGTCGGCGAGTTCGTCAGCTCGATGTTGCCGCCGTCGTCCTGATGGAAGAGTCGCACGTCAGTCATGTGACCCAACCTTTGTCGCTGGCGGTACTCTTGGCTTGGAGGACCAGTTCGAGATGCGCCTTGGCTGCGGTGAACGCTGCGGTCCCTCCGTCTCCGGGTGTGCTTTCTACGGCATTGGCGATGGCTTCGTCGAAGGCCGCGACCACCTCCGCAAACAGATCGTCAGAGCGGTCCGCCCGCGCCAGTGGCGCCCCTGCCGTCGCCTGCCAGTCCGGCTCCTCGCCGTCGTTGGTCAGGTGGAGCTCGCCGGCGACGTCGCCCTGTCCGTTACGGACATAGAGCCGAACGTCCCCAGGTCGGGACACTCCGGCATTCTTGGGGTCGAGGTAGCCGGCCACGACGTAGGTTCCCGCCTCCGGCCCTGGCACCAGGAGGATGTAGTCGTCGGGCAAGGGCTGCGAGTCCATGCCCGAGGGCTGGTAGTGGTGTGCCGTCGTGATGTCGTTGCCGCCGAGGTCGACCTTGACGTCCGTCACCTGTGCATCGCCGTCGGTCGTGCGGAACCAGTCTAGCAGCGTCCCTATCAGTCCCACGGCAACTCCTTGGGCTGCTCGCCGCTGAAGGCACCCGGTAGCACCAGCCCCAGGGACGCCCCCACACGCTCCCCCTGAGCGCGCAGAATGACGTCCCTCACGATCAACTCTGTTTCCTTGTAAACCATCGCCCCCGGCGCAAGTAAAGTGACAGTGGTATTTGGTGCCCAGAGTACACCATTCGGGTCGCCCCAGGTAGGCACATCCACGACGTAGCTGACCATATTCCCGAACATTCTGGCCATACGTGCCTTGACGGAGCCGGGCAGGTCGCCGGCGTTGACATCGCCGACTGTGAAGTTGAGTGGCCGGACGACGGAAGGCAGGTGCTCGTTCCGCTCCGTGTACCCGCTACCGCGCCGTCCGGCCTTAGTCCTCGCAAGTCCCGTGATTTCCGAGTAGTACGCCTGTGGCGAGAAGGTCGCCGCCACCTTGGTCATCGGCTGCTCGCCCTCGCGGAACGACGCCACGGGAGAGCCGGTCGAGGTCGACCGGAGGAACATGAGCTCGCCCTTGGTCGAGTCCCGCATGACGACGCCTCGAGCGCGTGCGAGCTCTGCGAGGAAGGCGCCGACCTTTTCCTTGGGCTTGATGCGGACCCGCTTGAACTGCGGCCCGAGCTCCGTCCCCTCCTGAACCACGACGGCCACGCCGAAGGGCTTGGCGAGTGCGATGGCAATCTGAAGCAGGGTATGGTCGCCGTACTCGATCGGAAACTCCGAGGCCGGCATGTGCGCGTCGGCGAGCTGCGCCGGGAGCGAGTAGCCCGAGCATCGGACGGTCACGCTCTCAGCGGTGGCTTGGGGCTCGACGCCGATCAGTTGCCCCGTGAAGAGGCGCTGACCGTCGATGTCGACGTTCATGGGGTAGTAGGTGAACGGCTTGAAGATCTGCTTGAAGTCGTCGTTGGACGGCTCAAAGGGAGCGCTCAACTCGATGGTCGAGAAGTTGTCGAGCGAGAGCCGGATCTCGATCTGCTCCCAGTACCGGAAGTCATACTTGTCAATCGAGACTGCGACATCCGGCGCGCTCATGTCGGATACCACAGCAATTCTTTGTTTCGAGGCACCTCGAGGATCTCGGAACCCGTCAAGTCATTGGACGAGATCAGGAACTCGACACTCTCTTCGACGTCCCCGTAGAGCTCTGAGGCCAGGTCGATGACCGTGCGTGGCCTGTCCGTCACGTACACCCGCTCCGGCGCCAGGGTGAAGGCCACCTGCACGAGATACCCGGCGCACGTTCCGATGACCTTCGTCGCCTGCTGCCACGCGATGCCGTCGTCGAGCGCGTTGATGCGTGCGCCAAAGTCGGCGGTGGCCAGGGTCGCGTACCCCTCCTCGCGCCACGCGGCGACCGACGCCATCTGCGCCAAGAGCGCCTGGGCCACCGAGAGCGCTTCGGGCTTGGTGCGGTAGGTCGACTCGACGGCAGCGAGCGCCATCGCGACGAGCGCCGCCTGGGCGTTGAGGTCGTAGCTACGGAACTCGTTCGAGGCTTCGGTCTGCCGCTTGGTGCTGGTGGGCGCAATCTGCTGGAAGGTCTTGGCCGAGAAGATGACGCGCATGAAGTCGACGTACGCGACGATGCGGTTCTGGATGCCAATCAACGCCCTCGCTGGCGCCAAGACCATGTTGACCACCTGTTGCGCCAAGAGCGCCGGGTTGCCGACCAGGACGTTGATCCCCGTGTTGATCGTCTGCTGCCACGCCCGGAACTCCCGCGTGGCTTCCTGCGTCGCTTCCGAGATCGCTGAGAGGTACTTGTCTGCCGTCTCGAGTTGCGCCTCGACCGCGCCTCGTAGCGCCTGCTGCGCCGCCACACCCGAGAGCTCCATCGAGTCCCCGAAGCCCTGCGCCTGGGCGACCTTGTAGTCCTCGATCGCGGCGTACACCTCGTTCTGTGGCGCCCGGTCGGCGCTTGGGTAGACCACGCCGGTCGTCGTCCAGAACGTCACCTCAACGATGGCCTGGTTCGCGGCGGCCACGAGCTCGTCCTTGCGTTGGATGCGCCCGAACGGAACCACCTTGAACGTGCCATACAAAGGGTGCTCGAGCGTACCCACGCCGGGCTCGAGCAGCGCGCCCTCGAACTCCGTCGCGAGCCGGTCGCAATCGTCGCCCCAGAAGATGCAGCGCATGGCGTAGTGGCGCGAGCCGTAGCCGTTGTCTTGGATGTAGTTGTCGTTGATGCCGGGGAACGAGAAAGCCGTCGTGCGACGGTCGACGCCGCGCGATACGTTCTCGTAGTTGAACTCGTACCGCACGTTGCTAGGCGAGCGGTAGGCGGCTGGCTTGGTGCGGTCTTGCCAACTCATGGCCGCGCGAACCCTACCCCTGGGATGAAGTAACCGGACCCAACGTCGTTTCCGCTTGGCTCGAGCTTGATGGGCGCACCCTTCGGTTGCTCCACCGTGGCCGTGGTCCCCGGCGCCGTTTCAATGCGAATCACACCGTTGAGCATTCCTTCGGCAAGCGGCGCACCCTCTGCCGGTGTGCTGGCCGGGAGCCTTCCGTATGCCTCGAAGTAACGGTTGTCGCGTTCTTGTTCTGCGGAGATCCCTTGGGTGCCAAACATATTACTTGGCTTCAGGAAGTCGGGGATGAGGTAGTCGTCGACGAGGCCGCCGACCGTCTTAATCATCTTGACGACTTCCCAGAGCATCGCGACAGCGCTCAAGGTCATGCTTGCGATGTCTTTGATGTCTTGCCCGTTCGCCGACCAGAAACCCTTGAGGCCCAATACGGCGCTTTCCCACTTCTCGGCCATTGCCATCATGTTCTTGGGATCGTTCAACCACGCCGTCAGCGCTTGCACCGTGTCGCGCATGATCGGGAGCGATCCCTCTGTGATGCCGATCCTAAACGATTCCCACGCGCTCGAGAGTTTCGTGAGGTCGCCTTGCAGCGTGTTCTGCTGGAGCTCGTACATCTTCTTGGCGGCGCCGTCTGCGTTCTGTTCGATTTCCGCCAAGAGGAACGGGAGGCCGCCACGGCCCTCCTTGGCCCACTTCGTGATCAACGCATTGAGCGCCGTGGAGCCACGAAGGCCCACCGCTTCGGTGATCTTGCCGACGCGCTTGGCGTTGCCATGCACGTTCGCCAAGCCCTTGAAGACCGCATCGAGGAGCTCCGGCAGCTTCTTGAGGTCGCCGGTCTGCTTGTCGATGATGTCAATCCCCATATCCTTGAACGACTTGGCCGCTTTCGGACTCAGCGTAACGAGCTTGCTCAACATCGTTTTGAGTTGCGTGCCGGACATGGACGCCTCGATGCCGATGTCCTGAAGCACGCCGACCGCCGCCGTCATCGTCTCCATGCTGAGGCCGAACTGGTGCGCGACCGGTGCAACCTTCGACAGACCTTCCGCCAAACCCATGATGTTGGTCTTGACCTTCGAGGCGGTGTACGCGAACACGTCGGCCACGCGGGTCGTGGTTTCCAGATCGAACTGCTTATCGAACGCCTTCATCGACGAGATAATCACGTTCGACACCGACTCGATGTCCGACCCCTCCGCTGCGGCGGCGTGCAAGATCGGCTCGATGCCGCCGATCATCTCGGTTGCGTTCAAGCCGGCTTGCGCCATGCCCTTCATCGCGTTGGCGACTTGGGTCGCCGTGTAGACCGTGTTTCGCCCAAGGGCGAGCGCCTTGGCGCGCACTTCATTCAGGCGCCCCTCGCTCTTGATCGCTCCGAGCGTCTTCGCATTGATGCCGGCGAGCGCGTGCTCAAAGTCGATCGCAGGGCGCAGCAGCCCCTTGAGCGCGTAGCCGCCGAGGAACGCGAGAGAGCCGATGGTGAGCGAGGCTCTGCGCATCCCTCGCGCCACGCGCATGGTCGCCTTCTGGATGCCACGCATCCCCTTGCGAACGCCTCGCGTGAAGCGATCCAGGCGCGTCGTCATGCGTGCGACCGGCGCGCTGAACTTGTCGATGCCTTTGAAGATGGCCTCGATCGCAAAGCGAGTGGCCATCTACTTGGTTGCCTTTCGCTCCGTGAACTTATGCAGCTCGCTGCGAAGCCCGTTGTAGAAGAAACGAATCTGCGCGAGCGTCAGCGTTCTGGAATCAGGAAGGCCGGGATACTCGCGACTCACCTGCAAAAGCATCTCCGAATATACCGTCACGACCCTATGCCTTCCGCGCGTCAAAAACTCGTCGACG